GATACCCCAGAGAACCATGCTATTATTGGAAAGATTAAGAGGGGCGAGTTAGTCGGCATATCAGTAGGATTTATGCCTCTTCAGAAGGAAGGCGATATGGTGACTGTAGGTGATCTGTATGAGATCTCTGTTGTTCCATTGGGCGCTGACCCAGGGGCTAAAATACTTCACATAGGTCCTTATGTAGAGGACGAACAATAACCATAAGGATACCATCATGTCAGACGACGACAAAAAGAAAGAAGAACCAAAACCATTTACCAAGGGTTGGAAACCTCCTGGCCGTAAGTCTAAATGTACGGACGAGGAAATCATTAGAGCCCTTGAGGAAACACGAGGACATATTGCTGATGCTGCGAGGCTTCTAGGCTACACGCCAGGAACTCTAAGGAAGAAGATTTGTGAGACTCCAGAGCTTAGACAGGCCAAAGAAGAAATAGTGGAGACTCGATTGGATGACGCGGAGCGGAAGCTTCAGCAGCATATTTACGAGAAGGACAATGTGCAGGCTTTACTGGAATACCTAAAAGCCGTTGGCCGTAGACGTGGATACGGCAATGCTCCTATCGATGTAAATCTTAATGGCAAGGTTGAACACAGTTTAGACAGCGAGATCGCAAAAGGATTAGTAGATAAATTTCAAAAGATGTTAGACGAGGACGCAGAGAATGAGCAGCAGAGCTGAGTGGGACAAAGCATTCGCAGACTTCCTAGAGGAGTTAAAGAAAGAAGAACTTAAAGAGTACATCAGTGCATCTATCATAGCAGGTAGATGCTCTATTATTTTAATGGCTCAGGAAGCTTTAGAAGATGGACTAGATTTCGAAGATTTCATAGAAACAATGCAAAGCATAATATTAGATGAATACAGAACGGGAGTTATCGATGGAGAAACCTTTAAAACATTTGAAAGCCTTGCTGACGATGATGTCTATGGAGGAGAAATATAAGTACTGGGAGATTGATAACGACAAGTTAGAGATTAAGGACGAGATGCTGCCCGCATGGGTAGCGGCATTTACCGGAATTGAGGCGCTGGTAATGGCATACTACACACACGAAAAAGAATTAACTAAGAAGGCGGACAAGAATGACAAAACTGAGCAGAACCCCATGGCAGATTCACATGATGAGGGATCCACAGGACCCGAACTCCCTGAAGGCGGTGACGAATAACTTCTCAATAGCTGGCATGGCACTGGACGATCTACCTTTTGTTTGTTTTCCATTTGTAGGCGTACCTGGTAAGCTAGACATCCAAATACACGACTGCATAGGTGACGAAGAGCAGAAGAAAGAGTTATTTGACATAATGACTGCCATTTTCAACCAGCAGCGAAGAGCTACGGGCTTTTTAACGCCTGTTCACAACGCTTTGCACACTTATTGGTATAATGTGGCATCTAACCGTGAGAAATACGATGTTAGGGGCCTTAAAAACGTTTTAAAGGGCAAACCTGTTCTTTATGTAGGGGCCGGGCCGTCAACTGCCGAGAATGCCGAGACAATTAAAAAGATACAACAAGAAAAGAAGGCTTTTATTATTACGGGCGGTACGGGGATCCGTATTTTACATGATCTTGATATTATACCTGATCTTTGTCTAGCTGTTGATCCATTTGAACAAGAGTACGAGCGATTTAAAGACTTGAGTGAAGAGTGGCAGAAGAAAACTACACTACTTGCATCTGCTTCCCTAAACCCTTATTGTTACGAAGGCTGGAAGGGAAAGCTCATAGCAGCAGAGGGTGCTAATTGTATGGATGTAGGGCAGTTCGTAGAGGGCGATGTAGTAAAGATAGAAGAGGGCCCTATTGGTGTAACTACATGGATGACAGAAGTGGTCGATTACATGGGCGCTAATGAATTATTCTTTGTAGGGACTGATCTGTGTTTTGGACCTAATAACGAAACATATGCCAATGATATTGATATGGTTGCTAGTAAGTACATCTATGTACCCGACTATAAAGGTAAGGCCACTAGAACTAACTGGATTCACGAGGCTGAGTTTCTGGCGAAAGCCATTGAAACTAAAGGTTACACTGTAACAAATGCAAGTAAAGGACTTCCAATAGAAAACACTAAGGAAGGTTCATTAGAGGAGTTGCTCTTAAGAGATTCACTTAGCATTAGTTTAACTCTAAAGAAGTGGACCAAAGCTAAAAGTACTAAGATTAAAAAGAATCTTAAACAGTTTGCAAAAGAACTACTATATACAAAAGATAACTTATCTGATGAGAATGTCAAGGATCAACTAGGTTATAAATACTTGATTAAATCTTACGACAATATGCAAGAGTATCAGTACTGGCGTACAGGCATTTATAATTATTCTTTAATTAGAGAAGTATGTCAAGAGAATGCTAATATAATAAATGATATTCTTAAAGGTAAGAAGTACAGCGGTGAACTATTGTACGGCCATCTAGGGTCTCCAAAAAGTCACGTCCAGGAAAACAAGATAAGAACTGGGAGTAAACACGTCAAGGAGGTTAGAGATGAGGCAATTAGCAGCAGTAATATTACCAGCGAGATTAAATAGTACGCGAGCTGACAAGAAGTTACTAAGAGAGCTAGGTGGTAAGTCAGTTTTACAACTGGCCTATGAGAATGCCTGTAAAGCAAAGCAACCTTATGTTGTTGGAATAGCGTCTGACAGTACAGAAGAAATGTTAGATCATGCTAAGTCTTTCTGCCCTGTTGTTATTAAGACTGACTCATCAATTAGATGTGGAACCTCTAGAGTAGCTAGAGCATCTACACATAATGCTTTTGGAAAAGCAGATATCATTGTAAACGTACAGGCTGACGAGATCGATATTGATCCATCAGTAATAGATAAAGTTATTCAAATGCTCGCAGACGATGTACACTTAGACATGGTCACGGTTGTAAAAAGAAGAGATAAAAACGACAGTCCGTCAGCTAACTCAACTGTTCAAGCTATTGTCGATGATAAAGGGTTACTGACTGATTTAGTTAGATTTACTGAGGATAAAGCTGATTCTGATTACTACGAACATATTGGAATAGCTGGATTTAGAAAAACAGCATTATATAAGTACATGGCACTAAGTCCTAGTGATAGAGATAGGGCCCAAGGAAATGAGTATCTAACTGCTATTGATAATAAGTTTCGAATTGGGCTTGTTAAATATGAAGGATCTTCTAAGGCTGTAAATACGGAAGAAGATCTTGAGATTGAAGCCCCTAAACCTAAGAAAAAGATAAAACGAAAACCGAGAGCTAGAAATGTCAAAAAAGTCTAAATACTGGAGAGACGATCTTCCAATACAAGGTCCTATTGTTAAATGGGAACATTTAGTTTCTTTGAATAGGATTCAGGGTATATCTAATTTTAGCAAATTTGGACTTAATGAAGCTGTAGGAACCTCGTACGAGACTATTGGTAGTTATAACGCTCAGTACACACTTCCAACTGCTGCTCAGACACTAGATGTTGTCAGCGGAAGTACGGAAGATGCAGCTGAAGGCACGGGCGCTCATACAATGCGCATAGAGGGCTTGGATGCTAACTATGCTGAAATTACAGAAGATGTTACATTAACAGGTCAAACTACAGCTACCACCACGCAAAGTTTTCTACGTGTAAATGCTGCGTATATACTTACGGCTGGGTCTACAGGCTCTAATGTCGGAGTTATAACAGTAGATCAGACAACCAGCGGTACTGTAGTTGCTGTAATAAGTGCCACTTACGGCGAAGCATTGCAATTGATACAGACTGTACCTGCGGGGAAATATATGATATTGGATCATATGACTATTGGAATAGACAAGGGCGATAGGGCGACTGTTCAATTTAGATATAAGATTTTTGGGGGTGCTTGGAGATCAGCTTTAGTAGAGACTCTATATCAGAACTTTGCCTCCTTTTCATCGTCCCCTGGACTGACATTTCCACCAAAGACTGATTGGGAAGTAAGAGGCATAGTGCGATCAGGAAGTGGCGGTGTTATATCATCTTTTGTAGAAGGTTTTCTATTTGATTCAGGTTGGTATGATGACTCTTAAATAGTTACGACATAAATTTGATAAACTAACTAGCAAACAAAAGAGTTTGTTTAATTTATTTTTAGGTTTTTGCATGATAAGAGAAATCGTGAAATTTGGCCACCCTGTTCTAAGGGCAAAAGCCAAAGAGATTGATACACTAACAAACCGTATCACAACATTAATTGCTGATTTATCTGAAACCGTTGATGCCGATTCTAACGGGGTTGGTGTATGTGCTCCTCAAGTTAACGAGTCCCTTAGGATTTTTGTAATTCATCAAGAGCGAGCTCATGAAGTCATGCAATCCATTTTAAAATACGAGCAGGAAGACTACGAGCCAAAGGCATTTTCTGAAAAGAAAAATATTGGTGTTTATATTAACCCTAAAATTCTTTCATTTTCAGAAGAGGAATGGACCTATCCTGAGGGTTGTCTCTCAACCCCTACACTCTATGGTGATGTAACAAGGCCTTGGGAAATTGAAGTTGAGGCACTAGATGAAGATTTTAAACCTTTTAAAAAAACCTTAGTAGGCTATGAGGCTAGAGTCTTTCTTCATGAAAATGATCACTTAAATGGTGTTTTATTTATTGATCGCTTAGATAAAAAAGAGCGAAAGAAGATGACAAATGCTATGCAAGAACTTAAGAAGAAGTTCAAAGAATATAACAAGCAGTTTGCATCCTTTAAAACGTCCGATTTTATAGACGGTTTTATATTCGATAATGGTTGGTATGATGAATCTTAAAGATTTACGATTTAAATTTGATAAATTAACTCCCAAGCAAAAGAGTTTGTTTTATTCAGCTCTATCTGATCAAGAACGAGTTATGATTGCTAAATCATGGGCATTTTTGGCACGTAAGAATCAATTAGCACCAGACGAATGGAATTCTAATAAACCTTACTGGGTTATTGTATCTGGTCGAGGATATGGAAAGACAAGGACTGGGGCTGAAACCACACTTGATCACATAGAAGAGCTAGGAAGTCAAGCTAGAGTTGCATTAATTGCTTCTATTTCATCGGACGCTAGGGATGTTATGATTGAGGGTGAAAGCGGCTTACTGGCCTGTGCTCAGAGACGAGGAATCGAATGTACATACGAGCCCTCTAAGCGACGAATATCATTCAAAAACGGAGCGGTAGCGACGTCTTTTACTGCCGAGGAACCTAATCGACTCAGAGGACCTCAGCATACGTTTGCTTGGTGTGATGAACTGTCTTCTTGGAAGTATGATCAAGAAACTTGGGATATGATGATGTTTGGGCTTAGATTAGGCCCTTGCCCTAAAGTTATTATTACGACAACTCCTAAGCCTAGAAGGTTGATGAGAGATTTATTAACCAGTGATAAAAGTGTTATTACTAGGGGATCTACATACGAGAATAAGGCTAATCTTGCTCCTCAGTTCTTAAAGGCAATTGAAGAGAGATTTGAAGGTACCAGATTAGGTAGGCAGGAAATATATGGGGATTTATTAGAAGACAATCCAGATGCTCTATGGCAGCCTGCGATGATAAAATCGACAAGAATACATGATATCATGCATATTGATGATTTGTCACATAAATATAATATAACAAGAATAGTTGTTGCAGTAGATCCTGCAGTTACAAGTGGAGATAATGCAGATGAAACAGGTGTTGTTGTGGCCGCAAAATGTGAAGATGGTACATTCCTTGTGCTCGATGACCAAACCTGTAAACTTAGCCCTGACCAATGGGGAAGACTTGTCGTCGATCTTTACCATAAATGGAATGCGGATCGCATTATCGGAGAGGCAAATCAAGGAGGAGATCTTATTGAATCCTTACTCAGAAATATTGATAGATCAATACCATATAGATCTGTAAGAGCGACAAAAGGAAAGAGAACAAGAGCGGAACCGATATCAGCACTGTATGAACAAGGTAAAGTTCGTCATGTTGGTTGTTTTGATAAATTAGAAGATCAAATGTGTATGTTTACTGCTGATAATTTTGACGGAAGTCCAGATAGAGTAGACGCCCTTGTATGGGCCCTAACTGAACTGTCCGCCAGTAAGAAAGGTGGGATATCATTTATCTGATACATCTATTGTATCAACAAGATCTGTAGGTATTTCACCATCATGATCTTCAGGCGGCTTATTATAGGTCGCCAGTATATGACTTGTAAGTGAATTTAAATTAACTAGTGCTTGAAGCACTTCTTTTGGAACACCTTTTTTAGGTTTAATCTGACCCTCGCCGATAGGATATCTTTTATCGCGAGTATAGTCCATTAAGATCCAAGAGATATCAAATAAAGATTGTATGAACTCTATGCTATTTAAAAGAGACGTTTCATTGTTAGACATGTAAACCTCCTATGCCTTTTTATTTTATTATAGCATATCGATAATATTTTAGTCAACCCTTTTAGGAGAAGTAATGGGAATTTTTGATTACGTAAAGAACATGTTTGCAACGAAGGGTATAGAAACAGGAATATCTGCCTTTAAGGATGGACAAGCACAGTACCCTACTGATAATTTCTTGGATAATGCTTTAGGCGGCTATGGAAAAAATGAAGTTGTATATGCATGTATTCAGGAGATTTCATCTTCTTTAGCTGAAGCTCCTATTGAGTCATTAGACATGGATGGGCTTCCAGTACAGGCCGATGGAACTGTTGCCTTAATTAGAAAACCTAATCCTTTTATGTCACAATATGAGTTTTGGGAAACAACAGTAAACCACCTATATCTTGCAGGTAATGCATACTGGTTAAAAGTAAAGACAGGACGTGGAAAGGTTAAAGAACTGTGGCCACTTAGACCTGATAGAATGAGAATAGTTCCTGATAAGGATAAATACATAAAACACTATCTTTACAATCTTGACGGTAAAAACCATCCTATTAGTGCAGATGATATTGTGCATTTTAAATTTCCTAATCCGTCAGATGATGTAATGGGTATGTCTCCTTTACGGCCTGCGCTTCGTCAAATAGCAACTGACAATGATGCTACAGATTTTTCCAAGGTAATGCTGCAAAACGGCGGTGTTCCTTCTGGAATACTTAAAATACCTGAGCCTTTATCGAGAGAAGCTAGGCAGCGAATTAAAAGTCAATGGAAACAATCCTATGGCGGCTCTTCACGAGGTGAAATAGCTGTCCTAGAGGGCGATACATCTTTTGAGCAGATTAGTATGGATATGCAGTCATTAGCATTCGCTGACCTACGAGGAATCAGTGAAAGTAGGATATGTATGGTATTTGGAGTACCTCCAATTGTAATTGGCGCTAAAGTAGGGCTAGATAAAGCAAGTTATGCTAACTACAAGGAAGCAAGAGAGTCTTTCTGGGAAGAAACAATATCAGCTCTTCATAAGCGACTGTCTTCAAAGATTGAATCTGATAGTGATTTAAATCCGTTTAAACGTGCATTTATGTTTGACACTAGTAAAGTATCGGCATACAGTGATAAACGTCAGCAGAACTTTAATAACGCTATTCTAGGGCTTCAATCTGGTATACTTACAGTTGATGAAGCTAGAGCTGAGATAGGCCGGGATCCAATCGAAAACAAAGAGCCTGAACAGCCAGATCCTGAGCCAGAAGCAGTAGTAGAAGATAATGTTAGAGAAGAGGAAGTTAAGTCATTATCTACAGAGCTAGAACAAAAGCAACGTGAACTAGACCTACTCCAACAAAGTTTAGGTATGTTAAGTTCAGCAGATAAATACTATGATAGATTTGAACATTGGGCTAAGAAAGAGTTTAAAAGACAAGGCAAGCAGTTTGCCACATTACTAGACCAATTTGCAGAGGTTACAGAAACAAAGAATATTGATGATGATATTCCTTTACCTGATGTTAATTTAGACAAGGTGATGGCTGAGTTAGGTGCCTTAGAGATTATATGGACAGAGCACGCAAAGGAAAGTGTTGAACCTATAATGAAGGGTCTAATGTCCGAAGCTGGTTTATCGGCTGCATCTAGTTTAGATACAGATATTACGCTATCTAATGAGCAGATATTAACATTCATTGCTGAACATAACTACAAATTTGCAAACAGTATATCAAAGAGTAGTGTTGAAACAATAAGAAAATCTGTACAGAAAGCTTTTGAGGAAGGTACTTCTTTAAAGGCCTTAAAAGACGAGCTTAAGGACAAGTTCGCAGGACAGATTAGTAAAAACAGAGCAACAATGATAGCTAGGACGGAAACAATAAGAGCCGCAAATGAAGGTGCAAGAGCTGTTTACAAAGGAGCTGGAGTAACTAAAATGACTTGGATAGCAAGTAGTGATGCTTGTCCTTATTGCAAAGGGTTAAATGGAAAGACTATTTCTGTTGAAGAGAACTTCTTAAGTAAGGGGGATGTATACATGCCGGAAGGAACTAAGAGAGCTTTAGATCTTTCTTACGGCGACATACCGTCACCTCCTGTACATCCTGGGTGCCGATGTACTATTGTTCCAAATAATTAATATGGAAAAAGAAAAACAAAAAAAAGAAAAAGCGAAGCTTTGACATGACGCAACTAACGTTGCCCCTTAATTACTATTATACACAAATAAAAAATCTTGTCAACTGTTTTTTTCATTTTACGAGAGAAATTATTTTTCTTAACATTTTATTAACCATATTTAGATTAAGAAATCTTAACAATTAATATAAGAGCCTGTAACAACGTTAAAAGAGATTAGGTAGGGTAAGATACCTCTAAACCATTATAAACGCAATACAGAGCATTTAAAGCA